GCACTGAGCATGCTTTACGGGCTCAAACGCAACTAAGCGAGGCGATCAGAAGAAAGGCGTTCTTTTTTGAAAAAAAGAACCAAAAAACTTTTACTCATAGAGCATCGCCGCCGTAATGACCATTCGCAAAATGAAATAAGAGTTCTTTGCTCCTTCTTTACAAAAAAGAAGGCCTTGCTTCCGCTTTTGTATCGGTCAAAGAGGCGTGGACCCTTAGCACCGGTCGACAGCCCCCGCAAAACTCCCGCTACGTATTGATGTCAAACCCCAATGTCATCGGCTCCCCTGTGACGGCGTCGTTATAGGTAACGAGGACCGCGATGCCGTTCACGATTGGTGTCACAGCAACATTGGGTGGTGGATCTTGTGCAACAGCGGCTTCCTGCAGCATTTGCGACAGCACAAGCGCCTGAATTTCGGCCGGCGTTGCAATCGACCCAACCTTCAACGGCAAACCGGCCCCGTAGTCCGGATGCGCGAAATAGTCGCCGGGGTTGGTCAGCAGGCGTCTGAGAACACGCTGCCGTCCCGCCTCAGAGCCTTCCGCAAGTTCCAGGTCAGCCGTCAGATTGAATGATAGATCATTCTGCCAGATCGCGTACAAATCGGCCATCAGGCAGCCGTGATATCTTGAGTGAGTTGCGCCTCACTCATCTGCTGCACGGGCACTCCTGAAACGGCGGAGCCCGATACCACACCTGTATGAGTATGCTCATTGAAAAGCGTAACCATTGCATCATGCACCAACTGATGGAATGTGGCACCAGCCTGCCCGACCTGCACATTCCCCGAAATCAGCTCGACCAATCCAGTCGCGTGAAGCTTGAACGCACATCCGTTCTGGTGTTGCAGCCACATGTCACCGGCAGGAACCGACAACGGATTATCAGCCTTGCTGAAAAGCTGATGAGAGACGAACCCGGCGTTGATATCGCCATCATGATAGGACACGACGACCTGGGCGCCTATCACCGGCGCCATGTGCAATCCCCAGCCGTTTCCCGTCCAGGCTGATCCGATCGGCAGCCAGCCCGACAGCTTCTGCTCATCCGGAAACATGACTTTCACCGCATGGCGACTCGGATCATAGCTATCGACCAATCCGATACGCGGCCACCCCCTCCGCTTAAGCGTCCGCTCCACTTCGCGCTGTATAAGATCGCGCAGGCCCTCCATCATATATTCGCCACTGACTGCGGACTCGCATTCTTGGCAGTGACTTTCATTGAAAACCCTCGCTCCAAGCTACAGGTGATATAGATCTGGGCGACGAAATACGTCTGATCGAAGTCCGTTCCGGTTCCGCTGAGGCGGACGAGTGATCTCGGTGTCAACGACAGATCCCCGGGAATGTCGAACTCGATACGCCGCTCGTGCAGGGTGAGCTCACGCAACTTGGAGTCGGCCAGTGCATTGGCCTGATCCTGTGTGAGGCCGGCTTCCCGGAACACATAGGTGGTCGGAGGAAACTTAGCCGACTGCCCCCTGGCTGTGGTTTTCTCTGCACGTCGCGTAGCCGTGACCGCAGACTTCATCTCATGGTTCCAGGAAACCACTTTGACGATGACGTCTCTCGCCAGGGTCATGCTACGATGTGTGATCAGCCGGCTGACATTGGCGCTCGGGGACGAGCCGTCGACCACGCAATACACATCGAACGGCGAATCCTCTATCGGATTGGCTGCCGGTTGAAAGAAAAGCGTATTCCCCTGTACAAATATATCGAAACCCTCTCGCCCAGCAAGATAGGAAAGAAGAGTCCACTCACTGACTTCGTTTGTAACAATAGAATGGTCGCTATCGTAATATTTTCCGGTCGGTGTCATTGTAGACGTGACTTGCGAGGCCAATCCGTGCCTATTAGCCAAAATCTGCACCACCTGACTGCTCGTCAAATTCTGGAATTTTTCTGCCGTCTTGGTCTCGATGAACTGAGCGGTATAATCACGCCCGGTGGCAGTGACGATCCCGTTCGCCAGATCGAGAACGACCTCGTCCGCGAGGCCGGTGATCACGCTCAGCGAGGTCCCCGGGTTCTCCGCGATCATCAAATCCAGCGCGACGACATCGGCCTGGACCCAATCAGGTACGCCGGCGCCCGGGTCAAATGCAAACACGACCTTAAATGTATCAGCCGCCAGAAAATTGTTCCGGTGCACCAGGATCGAGATGACCTCGCTGACCGGCACGCCATTGACCGTCACCGAAACCCGCGGCTGCCGACCAACACCGTCGAGAGCAGCGGCGTCAGAACCCGACAAGGATGCCGCCATTCCCGGCATTTGCATTTTGTACCGGTATTATGAGCGTGGTCAGCCCCTGAAGAAACGGATCTACCAGGCCATTGACGGCAGCAATGCGATTCCATTGGGTCGCATCGCCGAGCTGCTCGGCAGCGAGGCGGAACAGGTTTCCGCCCACCACTGTAATCGTTTTCGGCCCGCTCATTGTCCTACCGTCGTCAAGTTTGTTTGCATCCGCTCGAGGATTGCCGCCGCTTGCACTGTGGCCGCCAATTGCTGGCAATCAGCCGCCTGTGCAAGGAGTGCGACAACAAGCTCGGCCGGGTCACCTCCAGGCACTACCTGACCGGGTGCGCCCGCCGGCAGCGCCGCATCAAGTGAGGCTTGAGCCGACCGCAAGCTGGCTGAGGCCGTCTCAACGGCGGCTGTCAGCGGTATCACCGCGACTGGAGCTGCATTCTGCAACGGCCCTACCTCGGATTGCGTCGCTGAAATGTTGGTCAGACCCGACCCGAGCGCCACCAACGTCGAACCCACGCTCGTTACCAGTGCCAGATCAGCATTGAACAGGTCATCCAGCGACGAAGTCGCCGCTTGCCATGCATCCTGCGTCAGATCCGCCAAAACTTCCAAAGTCAGGTCGTAGCCAATTTCGTAATAGCGTTCAAACTGCCATGAAAAGCGCGAAACGATCACCTGATAGCGGTTCGTCCAGTAGCTGAAAACAACCGGCACACCAACGCGCGCCAGGGTCTCGAGCAATCGCACGCTCACCGAGGCAGCCGCGCCACGCATCCTTCCACCGAACCGCAGTTGATCGGCGTCCCAGCCCATCGCATCGATGACGCGCGCGCCACCAATCAGGCGGTGTATCGCAACCCGCTGCCGCCCACCGCCATTCACCCGCTCTGGGACGCCCCAGCCGCTGAAGGTGAAGCCACCTAGAGACATGATCGTATCTGGCATCTTCTAGGGATCCGAGCTCGAGTAAACGAAGTAATCAGAAGGAAGACGTTTTTTGTTGAAAAACGGAACCACAATACTCTTATTCACAAACTTTTCTGTCTATAACAAAATATTCGAAAACAGATAAAAGCTTTTTGCTTCTTTTGTCCAAAAAAGAAGGCCTTGCTTCCTACTTCTTCTGTATCGGTGAAAGAGGTTCAAACCTTAGGACTCGACGGGTGTATAGGAGCGCCGTGGATCAAAGCCCCCTATACCCGCCAATGGGCCATTGAGTGTGGCCACCATCCGATGGGTCACCGCGCGCGCCACGACGTCGCCGTCGATCTGGACGTTCGTGTGCACCACGATCGGGCGTTCCCCACCGTTATCGCCTCGCTCGTCCGTGGAACTTGTTTGACGTCCTTTTGCCGGCCCACCCGCTTCATCGGACGCGTGAGTCGACGGGCTTCCAGTGTTTGCAAACACCGGGGGCAGCGGCGCCGCAAGGGTCTGTTTCATCGCCGCCATCTCGGCATTGCCGGAGGGAATGCCGATGAAGCCATCACCGCGCCGCGGAAAACTCGGCGCGATCGCCTGCCGCTCGCCCTCGCCTGGCTCCCACAGCGCCGAGGGCAGCAACGGCAGTCCGAACGGAAGCGCCGGCGGTTCCGCGGGCCCGTCCGCAAAGGTAACCTCACCCTCCCCCGGCAAGCCGCGAGCGCCAGACGCTACCCCAGGATGCCGCCACCCCCCGCCTGACGCCGCCAAACCCATAGCAAAAGGATCATCGCGAAGCATCGGATCAGAGTGACGATCTCCCAGCCGTTCCATGGAATTGGCCGACATTGCGGCCGCTGCACTGCTACTCCCGAGCCAGGACAAGGCGTCGGTGAAGGTGGCTTCCAGTCCTTGGCGCGGCGCCACCGACGCCGGATCTTTGTCAGCAGATAGGCTCGCAGCAGGAGACCAGTTTGTATCCTCACCGACATGGTCCGGCGCGCCGGGGTATCCGGCCAGCCGCTCCTGAGAGAAGCCCGCTGGCAGCGCGAGCGGCAAACCATCTAAGGCGGAAAGGTTTGCCGAAGCCGCGATATCCGGTGGCGTGACCTGGTCAATGACCGCGCCTGATGGAACGCCAACTTCGGCAAGCGCTCGATCGAATGGCCATGCGGCCATCAACATGCTGTTCGGAACAGCCGCGTCCTCAACATCCCCGTCCGATGACGTCCCGGGGGCGCCCAATACGCCCAGCGTATCCCCAAGCCGCGGCAGGAAGCTCGACAGATCGAACGCCGCCAGGCCGCCGGTAGGTGCAGCGACGTCCTCCCCGACAGTCTCAGGAACGTGACGCAGCGCGAAGTCTTCGTGCCACGTCGGGGATGCGATCGTAGTACTAATCAGCTGCGGCGGCGGGCCCTCAACCCGCTCAAACGCCTCCTCTGGAGCGGCCAACCCCTCATCAGAGCGGCCGCTCCAAGGAAGTCCCTGCACCACCCGGGCTCGATCAGCAGCACCCATGACATCCATCAACGATCTTAAATCACTGACATCCGCGGTATCGGAATGCGGCCGCAATGCCGGCCGTGGCAGACGCTGGCCGATCTCCTCCAAGGAGCCAACGCTGATGTCGGTGTCGTGTGCAGTCATCAGACGAATCGGGGATCGATTGCCTTCGACGTCGCCCGACGCTGCTGGCGAAAGCGAGTCACGCCGAGCGAAGGATTGAGAAATTTCTGACAGTCGGGCAGTGCCAGAAATGTCCTCCGGCATTGAAACCGCAGCCCTCATGTCGGCCATCCGCCGATGGGTCTGGGCGATGCTTTGGTCAAGGCTTGAAAGCTGACGACCAAATCCGGCCAGCGCAGCGTGGGCCTCATCCGTATCAACGGCCAGCGACACGCCGATTTGGAACGCCTCGATCACCGACCTGATACCCCAGTTCGCGTTTGCGCCCTCAAGACTTCCTCACAACGTCCGGCGATCGTCTTCACCACCTCTGCCGAGCATCCCGCGGCAGCTCTCGCCAAGAACGGAGCCGCTTCACCCGTCGCATCCCCGAATTCCAGACCAACCGCCAACCCTGCAGCCGACGCTCCGGCTTTCTCTGGAACACCGACAATCGCCCGGCCGGCCACCACCGTCTCGAGCGAGGCCGCCAGGCTCCGAAGCCGGCCTGCCGCAAAATCATCCAGACGATCCGCCCGAAGCTGGAGGTCCTCCGATGCGTCCCGACGAACACGTTCGGCCGCGTCCACGAGAGCTGCGTGGCAAGCCTGTCTCAACGACTCTTCCGTATTCAGCAATGCAGCCGCCACAGCTCGCAGGGATATTCTACTCGCCATTGGTCGCCTCCCAACTCAGGGCACTCCAGTCGAACCGCAAAGGTGAACGAACGCCGACGCCGAGTTCACCGAAAACCACGCACGCGGCCCACTGCTCGGCCGGGTCCATGTCGAACGCTGTCTCATAGGGCACCCCGCACGACACGAGGTAGAGAGCGGCTCGAAAGCCGGGGTGCCCTGCTAGTTTTTTGCGCGCGCCAATACCCTTGCCTCGCGAGCCTCGCTATTGCTGCGATAGCGCACCAGCAGCGCCCGCATCCCCTCATCGCCGATCCGTTCGACAAGCGCCTCGACCTGCAACTTGCTGCTCGGCATTCTCACCGGCTCGCCATCGATATGCGTGACGCAGCACGCCACTGTTGCCCACAGAACCCAAACCGGGTTCAACCGCGTGTCCGCCGCTATGAATTCGGACAACGCCATCTCCTCACGAACCTTGAGTGCGGGTTTGGAGATGATCTGACGGCCGCCCTCCAACTCAAGCTCGAAATGACCGGCCGGGAGCCGCCCCGCCGGTTCGACAGAAGCCGCAGCGTTCTCATGCATTGTGACCGTAGCCATCAGGTGACCTTCCTCCGCCGGCTTGCGACGCCCTCGATCTTCATCTTGACCAGGTTATCGCCCGACTTGGTTCCGGCATCGGCGAGTTTCAGAGCGAGGTTCTCGTAACGGTACTGCGATGTCGATCCATCCACTTCGGAGATGGTTTCCGTTACCAGAACACCGAGATAGTTGAGACCGGTAAAGTACCCGTCTTCCACTGTTGCAAAATAGTCATCCACCGCCGACGAACTACGATCCAGGCTGAATGTCACCTCCCAGCCCTGCGGTATCTCTGCAAAATTATTTGTCCCATCCAGCCCGATCGACTGCAGACGTCGGGTCTGTTGCCTCGATTGAAAGGCTGTGATCGCGGCCCAGGCCAGGATTCCGCCATTCGACGGATCGATGATGTCCAGCACCACGTCGCGACCGACGCTCAGGCTGTTGATAGGCATTCCGCATTCCCTCCGCAGATCTGGTAGAATATGTCCGTGATCGAATCTGATCGCACGTCAGGTGCAATAGAAAGCTGGGGCACTGCCCCAAACCCTGCCAGGTCCGTTGCGTACCTTCGCGACGGCCGAGTCCCTGGACCTCATCTCTTAAGACCCGGAGCGTGGTGACTGACGGTATCTTCTATGAATTAGCCAGCGCCGGTGCTACAGCCAGGCGCGTGATCTGCACACTCTGACCACCCTCGATCTCGGTCAGCATATATTCCACAACGCTCTGGTACTGCACCTGCACATTCGCCTGCATGTAGCCCAAGGCTACCCGAGAGGCTGGATTGTTTGTATCATCCAGAACGATGCTGTACGGCTGAGTATTATCGGGGTTGCCGATCAACCCCTGCTGCCACAGATTGAAAAAGAACTGGTCAAGTAGTGAAAACGCCTGCCGCCGGGTCGTCGCATTTTGAAGCAGGCCAACAACCTGGCCCATCCACGCGTTGATCGTGGAAGCAATGAAATTTGTCAGCCGCGTGTAGTTGTCACCGTGGATCACTGCATTGCTGGACGCATTCCGCCCGATCACCGGCGCGAAGTAATAACCTCCCGGTGCCGGATTGGCGATGACATCGATGCCGGCTCCAGCCAGCACCTGCAGGTCAGCCTGCGAATAAACCGAGTTCGAATATGATTTTTGCGTGCCAACCACACCCTGCACCGGCTTGTTCAGGCTCGACTGCTCAGGCGACTGGTTCGCCAAAAGGCCAGCCACAAAACTCGAAGGACTTATCAAGCGCACCTGGCCACCGTTCGTCGAATCGAGCCAGTAGACCCAATCCCCGAACAGCAGCTTGAT